GCTGACCGGGTTGCCGACGTTCGTCGTCCCCGGGTTGTAGGCCGTGCCGACCGCCCGCAGGATGCCGGAAGGCCGACCGACCCCGTTCCCGTTGACGATGTTGTTCTCGGCCGCGTCGAGCTCGTAAGCGTTCTTCGCCTGGTCGACGAGGAACGCCTGAAGGTCGACCTCGGCGTCCTCGATCAGGTCGCGGCTGGCCCTAATGTCGAACGAGCCGGTGAAGACCGGGATCCGCTTGGTCCCCCAGTTCTGCATGGCCGTGTCCTCGGTCGTCGTCCCGGCCTCGCCGGACCACTGCACGCGCACCCCGGTTGGGACCGTGTCGCTCGTGGCCGCCGTCGGCTCCAGCCGCATGAACTGGAGGACGTCCTTGGACGTCCGGACCCGGTTCACGGCCCCGAGCACCGCGGTCGGGTGCGGCCTGCGGACCAAGATCTCGCTCGCGATGTCCGCTGGGACCAGCACGCCGCCGTCGACGTCCCGCCCTTCGGCCAGCGCCTTCAGGTCGGCCTGGTCCTCGCGCCGCCGCATGAACCGCATGAAAGCGGCCTTGTAAGACGGCTCCAAAGTCTTGCGGAGGGTCTGCGTCAGCTCCCCGCCCTCGTCGCAGACGTACGCCTTCGTCGTCGCGTCGGGGTCGGGGTTCAGGCCGACCGTCACCGCGTCGCCGGTCGGCGCGAAGCTCACGCCGCGCGACCATTCGTCCAGGCCTTCGGCCCGTTTCAGCATGTCGATGTCGCTTTTCAGCGACTCGGCTTTCTCCAAAGCCGCCTCCAACCGTTCTCGCGAATCGGGCGAGTCGAGGTCGGCCAGCAAGGCCGCCACCGCGCTCGACGCTTCGCGGAACTCCTTTTGTTTTTCTTGTAGGGTCGTCATCTTGTTCGAGTCAGCCTCCGTCCACCGCAAGAAAGGCGCGGGCGCGAAGCACCAAGACTTCAGCGTCAGCGGCCCGGCTGTCCTCAAGCGGCGCGGCCATGTCCGCGACGAGCGCGTCCAACGACCGGAGCAGGTCGTGGGCCTGGGCCAGCCTCTCAGGGCTGACCGGCCGACCGTCCGCCGACCTCGTGCCGAGGTACCTGGCGAGACGGACTTTCACCCCCTCGACAGCTGCGAGCACTGTCTCGATGTGGTCTTCAAGAGTCATCGGGACTTGCGAGCCGTCCCCTCCAAAAACGTCCTTCACGGCCCCGGCCACCGCCCTCGGGTTCATCGGCACCGTCACGACCGAGACCTCGAAAAGCTCCTCGACCTTCTCCACCAGCCAGCACGGCCCCTCGTGGCCCGCGATCTGGGCATAGTCGAGGTCCATCCCGCGCCCCATGGCGTACTCCACCAACGACCCCGCGGTCCTGAAAAACACGTAGCCTGGCTCGCCGACCCGGAAACCGATGGAAAGCCCGGTCTCGAGCCCTGCCGCGCCCCTTTCCGCCATCACGCGCCGGACCCGCTGGGCGCTGTCGTCCGAGTGGAACTCCGCCTCGATGTGCAAAGACCGGTTGTCGGCCCATGCCGAGACCGGCATGGCGACCGGCACGTCGCCCCAGTCGTGGCCCACGAGCACAGAGCCGCCCTTCAAAAAACCGTCCAACGCGCCGTCGAAAGCGCCCGGGGCGATCACGTCGCCCCCTCTGTCCACGTTCCCGATACCGGCCGCCCGGCCGACGAACGAGCCGTTCCCGCCGTCCTCGACGGCTTTGTAGAACGCTTGACCGCTCAGGCGCAGGACCTTGTTCGCCACTTCGCAGAATGGTACGCTAAAGCGGCTCGAAACCGGTCGCGCCGTCCGCCCGCACCAGCACGCACTTGCAGTTCGTCAGGCACGCCGTCCCCCCCTCGCCGGGCAACCAGCCCAGTTCGTCGCGCCTCCAAGGGCTCATCGCCGCGAGCGTCGGACAGTCGACGCAGTGCTCGACCGCGGTCATGACCCAGGCGAACTCGGCGTCCTCCGGCCCAGCCTCCACCCAGGCCCGGTTCGCCGTCCCCCGGTACTTTTGCGGGTACAGCTGCGCCCGGGCCGCGGCCCGGTCCGGGTCCTCGTCGTAGCGCCCGTCCTCCAGGTCGGCGAGGAACCTCAGCGACCATTCCGACTCCGCGTCCACGATCGCCCTCGCGACGAGCCCGTCGCCCTCGTCGTCGTCCGCCAAGTCCCCGGCGAGGCGCCGCCCCAGGGCCCAAGAGCGCCGGTGGCCGCCCCAAAGCTCGGCGTTGAAGTCCTCGTACCACCGCGCGAAGTCCCGCGTGGCCAAGGCCCTCCTGGTCAAGTCCGCGAGCGCGTCCGAGGACGAGGCGACCTCCCGGGCCAGGGCGGCCTGGGCCTCGCCCCGCGACGGGGCGGGCTCAGCCTTCCAAAGCCGCACGGCGCCCCCTGGCCCTCCGCCCGGCCGCCTCGAAGGCCGCGAGGCGAGGGTTCGCGCCGAACAAGTCCGTCGCGAACACCGAGTCCCGCGCCTCGTCCACCTCCAGGCCGAGCCGCGACCGCACGTCGGCCCTGGTGAGGACGCCCGCGCGGTAGGCGTCGGAAAGTCTGGCGTACAACCGGTCTTGGTCGTCCTGCAACGCCCGCACGCCCGACCAGTCGGCCCGGACCTCGAGGGCCGGGTCCGCGAACCACCGCCTCGCCTCGCGCTGGAGCTGGGCGCAGAACAGCGACTTGAGCGGGATCACGCCCTTCTCCCAGGCCGACTCGACCGCCTCGCGGTAGTTCGAATACGTCTTGTCGTCGCTCGGCAGGTCGAGAGCCATGGCCGACAGCCCCAGCGCCGCGAGGACGCGCTGGGCGGGGACCGACCGGAGCGGCCCGAGGTCCATCTCTTTCGGCTTCGCCGAGCTCGCGTGGACGTCGAACGGCACCGGCATCACCGCGACCCTGCCCTGCCCGTCGCGCGAGTACACCGCCCGGAGAGACTCCTTCAGCGAGGCCTGCTGCTCGGTGGTCAACGACAGGTCCCCCTTCGGAGTCAGCATCAACGGGGGCACACCCCAGTTCGCCAGCATGGCCGCGCTGTAGGTCGAGGCCAGGTTGTCCGTCGCGACCTCGCGCAACAAGGCCGCGAGCGGCGAAAGGCCGAGCCGCACGTCCTGCGGGTCGAGGCCCCAACGGAAGTGGACGACGCGCTCGGGCGGGTAGACCGTCTCCGTGCCGTCCGGCGAGCGGTGCCGATAGGCCCCGACGAGCTTGCCGCCCCCGCCGCCGGTGGGAGTCACGTCGAAATGAGGAAGATAGCCGAACTGGGGCGTCCCGTCGTTGCGGGAGCCGATCAGCCAATAGGCGTTTCCGCTCACCGCCATCGAGAGCACCGTCGGCGACCAGAGCTCCGACCCGGAGTACCATGGGTTCGGGTCGTCGAGCGCCGCCGCGAGCGGGTGGCGGGGGTCGCGGACGAAAGTCCCCGAGCCGTCCGTCCTTCCGACCACCACCGGCGCCTCGTGCCAGTTCGAGGCGATCCAGTTGACGGCGATCGCGACGACCGCGTTGTCATAAAGCTTCCCGGCCTCCCTCGCCCAGTCGACCCGGGAAGCGGGCGCGAAGAACCTCCACCAGGCGTCCGTCTGGACCGGCGCCGCCACGAGCGAGTCCTCGAGGCGCCCTAGGCCAAGGAACCGTTTGAGGCGCCGGGCGATCGTCACACTGTCCGGTACGCTCAAGCCCAAAACGCCTCCGCCGAGCCCCTTGAACAAAGCTCCCGAAAAGCGTCGGAGAGGGCGTCGACCTGGTCGTCGTTCTGGCCAAGCGGGAACGAGGCGAGCTCGTCGAGGAACTTCCGGTTCCAAGGGCCCGCCAGGACCCTCAGGTTCCCGGCGCCCGCCTGGGCGGCCACCGGCCCCGCCCTGACCTCCTTCGAGCCGGTCGGCCTGACCGCGCGAAAGCGGAACCCGGCGAAGAGCCGCGCCCAGGCCGCGACCTGCGCGACCCCGGCCGCGCCAGGGTCCTCCGGCACCACCACCGTGGTCTCGGGGCCGTCCGCCTCGGCCACCCGGCGCATCCTGGCGTCCCGGTCGCCGGGCCCCAGCCTAAACCGGTCGACGTCCGTCGCGTAAAACCGCCCCGAGCCGTCCGGCCCCTCCAGCAAAAGACCGACCGTCCAGTCGCCCTTCGTCGTGGCCCCGACGTCCCAGGCCCGGCAGCGACGGAGCCTCGGCGGGACGTCCTGGACCACCGCGACCCGGTCCACGTCGAACAGCCCGCCCGACCCCGGCGCCGGGCTCTGCTGATAAAGCGCCGACCAAGAGCGCGGGTCCATCGTCTCCCGCCGCCGCCGCAAGTAGGAGGCGTCGAAGGTCTCCGGCCAAAGCGCCTCGTCGTCCCCCGACAGCGCGGGAAGGGCCAGCTCCGTCCACTCGCCCGGCTCCAAGGCCTTCAGCCTTCCCGCCAGGTCGTCCTCGTGCCACCTCGTCATCACCACGACGACCCAGGCGCCGGGCTGGAGGCGGGTCGCCAGGTCGTCCTGCCACCACTCCCAGACCCGGTCGCGGAAGACGACCGAGTCGGCATGGGCCCGGTTCCGGACGGGGTCGTCGACCACCACGCCGTCGAAGCCGACGCCGGTCGGAGGCGACCCCACGCCGCGGGCCATCAAGACCCCGCCCGCGCTGGTCTCCCACTCGTCGCTCGCCGACTTCTCGCCACTGAGGGCGACGACCGAGGCCGCGACCGACCGCGCCTTCCTCGCCAGGCGCTGAGCGAAGCGCTCGTTGTAGCCCGTCATGAGGAACGACCGGTCGGGCCGGTGCGACAGGGCCGCGACCGGGAGCCGGACCGTCAGGTTCTCCGTCTTCCCGTGCCTCGGCGGCATCGAGACGATCAGGCGCTTCAGGTCACCGTCGAGCACCGCCTGGCAGTACTCCGCGATCCTCGCGACGTGGGCAGGGAACCTTGACCAGTCACTCCTGTACGTCCGGTCCAGAAAGCTCAGGTAGTCCGGAGCCGCCGACCGGACGAACGAGATCAAGGTTTCTCTTTCGTCTCTCGACAATCGCGCTCGCCTCCTCCAGCAGACGGTCGTCCGACAAGACCGGCGCGACCGCGACCGTGCCGGAGAGCTCGAGGTTGTCGGTCTCGCGCCAGCCCGCCCTTGTCTTCAGCCAAAAGAAAGTCGCTGCGGGCACCCTGCCGCTCCGCGCCATTCGGAAAAGCGTCTGGGCGACCTGGGCGTTCGCGATGGCGAGGCCGTCGTCCAGCTCCTTCCTGTAGTGCTTCCTCAGCGTCGGCTCCGACACCTTCAGCAACCTGGCGATCACCGCCTGGGGCGTTCCCGCCGCCGCCAGGACCGCCACCGCCTCGCGCGACTCTTCGTCCGGCTCGTGCCCGCCCGTCCGCCCCGTCCGCCGTTCCATACCTCACAAGTTGAAGGGTTTTCGGGTCGCGGACTCGGCCTCGGCGTTCGTGCAACCGACCACCGGGCGCTCCGCCCACAAGGCGTCCAGCGCCCCGTCCAAAAAGTCGCACAGGCGAGCGTCGTCACTGACCTCGAACTGCTCCCAGCGCATGTTGCGGTTCAGGTTCATGCTCGTCCTGACGGCCAGGTCGAACCGCTCGTTCCGCAGGACGGCGAACTTCGCGTGGACCCTGCCGACCATCACGGACTCAGGCCCGAACAGGTCGCGGACCGACTCGCAATAATGCCCGGCGCGGCTCTCGAAACTACGGTCGACGAGCAAGCGGAACCGTCGGATCTTGCCCGACTCGACGAAGTCGTAGGCTTGCCGCAAGTCCGCGTTGTGGGCCGTCCACGTGCTGAGCGAGACGTCGGCCGGGCCAGTCTTGGCGAGCAAGGCCGCCAGCAGCTCGATCAAGCTGAACTGGCCAAGCGTGAAACCAAAGATCTCGCACCCCTTGAGGTTGACGCCCGCGAGCGCCTCTTCGGCCGAAGCGAGGCCCTCGGCCCGGATCGCCCGTACCCGGCGCCTGCCGCTGAACACCATGGTTTATAACCGGAACCCCACCGAGGCCCCCAGCACCGGTCTCACCGGCCCGCCTTGGACAGCCATCAGGCTCAAAGAAGCCCCGGCCACCAGCCTCCGCTGGTCGTAGCCGACCGTCAGCCCCGCGCCGACGACGGGCGCCTGGTCCGACAGCCTCAAGCCGCCGACCGGGCCGTAAGAGACCGACAGCCCGCGGCCCAAGCCGACCGTGTCGACCGGCTGGAAGGCCAAGGCGTAGCGCTCGCCGTCCGGCGACCATTGGACGCTGAGGACCGGCTCCTGGGCCACGCCGACGGCCACCAGGGCGCCGCCCATGACGGCGGCGCAAGTCCGCCTCACAGCCCCGCCTCCACTAGGCCCAAACCCGCGACCAACCCGGCGACAGCCCCTTGGAACCAGCGCCACAAAGCCAGTCCCCAGTCGTAGCTCCGCGCCTCGTCGAACGACTTCCACGACCGGAAGGCCTGATAGTCGATCGTCATCGCCGCGACGAGCCCGGCGACGACGGACAAGATGGTTTTTTCCCAGTTCATTTTCCGTGCTTGATCTCCTTTCTGATCTCCGTAAGCTCGACGAAAAGCCTGTCCTCGAGCCTCTCCAACGTCTGTTCGATCCGCGTGACGCGGCGGTTGAGGTCCTCCTTGATGGCCGACTTGTCCGTCTCCAGCGAGGCCACCTTCGAGGCCATCGCGGCCACAGAGCCAAGGATCGTCACGAGCAGCGCGAGGCTCGCGACGACGAACATGCCGAGGTTCACCGGGTCTTTGACGCTCACGCCAGCCCCTCCAGAACGATGTAGCCGTCCCAATCGCCTTCCCGGCGCCACTTGTCGAGCACGGCCACCCCCTCCCGCGCCCCGGCCTCGTTGGTGTTCCCTTCGATCGTCCTGACACGGCCTCCCGAGGCCTCCGCCACGAGCCCGATGTGCCCTGTGCCGTCCTTATTGAGCCAGTAAGCGAGGCGGCCCCGCTTGGGCGAAGCCCCCGACCGGCCGTTGGCCGCGGCCCAGTCGCGCCAGGACCTCACCCTCCCCGCCGCCTTCGGCAAGGCCTTTTTCGGCGCCCCCGCCTCGACGAGGCACCAGTGGACGAACGCGGCGCACCAGGCGTGCCCTGGGCCCAGCCCGACCGAGGCCAGGAACCTTTCGACCCAGAACCCGCGGTTGACCGGCAGCTCGCGCACGCCGACCTTGCCGCGAGCCTGGGCGAGCGCCCTTTCCGGGAAGGGGCTCCGCCGGTACTCGGCGTCGGTCAGCCACGCCACTGGAGACTTCAGTTCCGCCATGCCTGAGACTGGTACGCTTCCTCCACGAGTTTCATAAGACGGCGGCCGTCGACGGTCTCGGCCAGGCCGTCCGGCGGTTGGACGCCGACCCTGGCCGTGGCGCTGGCGAGGACGGCCACCCGCTCGAGCGCCCGGCCACCGTAGAGCCGGAAGCCCGGCAAAGGCCTCTGCACCTTGGCCTTGCGGACCTCCTTCCATCCGTTCGCCGCCGCGCCCCACAGGCCGAACTCCCGCGCGTGCCGAAGGCCGAACATGGCCAGCCGCTCCGACCGCCGCGACTGCCAAAGCGAGACCAACCGCGCCGCCACGATCGGCTCGATCTCCACGAGCCTTAGCTGGCGCGGGTCCTGGACAGTAGGGGCCAAGCCCTCCGCGGCCATAAAGTCCTCCGTTCTGCCCGCCCTCCGCCCATGGTCGATGGCACGGAACTTGAGGCGCCGCCTCGCCCAGGGGGCGAACGGCCCCTTGCTTGGGTCCCACTTGCGCAGGTTGAGGACCAGGTCGAGCGCGGCCTGGGCCGCCGCGTCCTCCCGCTCCTCCAGGAGCGCCCGGCTCGTCCGGACGACGGTCGCCGCCTTCCTCGCCATGCCGAGCACGGCCCTGGCGAGCTCGTCGAGCGCGGCCCTGTCCCCGTCCCGGGCCCTGAGCGCGAGCGGCTCGAGGCTCACTTCGAAGCCCTCCAGCCATGGGCGCCGAACGCCTTCTTGACGGCGGCGGCCAGCCTTTCGCCCGTCAGCGGCTCGGCGCAGTCGGCGAGGTCGGCCTCCCAGCCCGGGTAGGGACGGCCCGCCTCGACCGCCTCGGCCAGCCTCGCCTTGCCCCCGGCCGCCAGCACCGAGGCCGCGACGATCAGCCTTCGCTCGGGCGACCGGCCGTCGGCGACCCCCCGCCCGAGGCCCGAGGCCCACGCGCGGACGGCGGCCTTCGCCTCCGGCGGCCCGCCGACGACCAGCCCGTCCGGCCCGGCCCGGACGGTCAGTCCCGCCTGGATGGCGGACGCGAGGAGGGCTGCCGTCACCAGACCTCCTCCCCTGGCCCGAGGCCCTGAAAGTCAGCGCCGCGGCTAGTGTCACAGTTAGTGTCACGGTTAGTGTCACAGTTAGTGTCACGCCCTTCCGGCCCGTCTTGGCCCGTGTTTTGAACCTGAAAACCCTTTGGATCGGCCGTATAAGTGTCATTAGTGACACTAGTGACACTAAAATCCCTACCCCCCACACGTGCGCGCGCGCGTGAGCCCTCTACTTCGTTTTCTTTCTTCGCGCGTTTATATAGGAAATTAGTGTCACTAGTGTCACAGACGCTTGTTTCGGAGAGGTCTGCGTCCGCAAACTTGTACAGATCCTGCGTGACACTAACTGTGACACTAGGTGTGACACTAAAACCGCCGTCCTTAGTGTCACAGGCGACCACCTTCAGCGCCCGCCCTTTTCGCCCCTTCGGGCCGCGCTCGAGCCGGAGCCCGTCCAGGACCTGGCCGACCATGTGGCTCATGGCGATCCCCAGGCTCCGGCGCGGGCTCTTGGCGTCCGAGAACCTTTCGGCCCACGCCGAGAACGCCTCCATCGTGATCAGCTGGTCCCACCAGTCCTCGAGGAAGAAGTCCTCGCCGCCGGTCGCGGCGCGGACCTCGGCGAGCACCGCCGCCCTCAGTGTCCGGTCGTCGTCGTTGGCCGCCCTGAGCTCCTCGAGGTTCCCCAGCAGTCCCGGCACTCCGACCGTCCCGAGGATCCCCGAGAGCGCCCTCGCCCAGGCCCCGAACCTTGTCGGGGGCGCGTCCCCGTCCGGCGCCCCGGCGTCGAGCCAGCCTTGCACGACCGCCAGGCAGGCCGAGACGGCCTTCGCGCGGTTCTCGCCCAGCCAGGCCAGGAGGTCCGGGTGCCGAAAGCCGGTCCGTTCTTCCGGCCGCTCCGACCTCGAGTCGAGCCGGACGTAGAGCGAGCGGCTGACGAAGTCCTCCTCCAGCCGCGCGTTGTTGGCCGTCGCGACGAAGACCGTGCGGACCTCGAGCTCGTAGACCTCGTTCCCGCCAAGGATCCGCTCCTCGACCTTCGAGCCGGTGACCATGGCCATGAGCGCCGGCGAGGAGAGCCTTCCTTTGACGTTGTCGATGAGCACGGCCGGGCGGCACGCGGCGACCAGCGAGACGAGCGCCTTCTGCCAGTCCTCCTCCCGGCTCGGAGGGGCCTTGACGCCGACCAGGCCGCACCCTGGGTGAAGGCAGGTCTGGGCCGCGAGCGTCTTGCCCGTCCCTGGAGAGGGCGCGTCGAACACCACGAGCGGCGACGGGCCTTTGAGCCAGAACCGCAGGAACGGGGTCAGCATCAGCGCGAAGGCCCCGGCCCGGTCGGCCTCGCCCGCCCATGGAAAGTCGCCCAGCAGCTCGTCCAGCAGCCATTCCGCCGCTCTCCTGCCCCCGCCCTCCCACGTCCCGGACGGCTCCGCGGCCAGGAAGACCCCGGAACCGGCGTCGTAACCGTTCTCGGTGACGAGCCGCCCGTCCGGAGCCAGGAACGGGCAGTGCGAGACGCCCTTCAGCGGAGGGGCGAAGGACCACTCGCCGAGCGTCAGCGTCCCCGCCGCCACGTACTTCGGCGGCTGGACCGGCCTCGTCCCTTTGGGAGAGCTGGACGTCCAGTCCGCGGCCCGGGCCAGGCGCTCGGCCATCGCCGCCTCGGTGAGCGGCCTCACCGCCCCTGCCGCGAGCTCCACGAGCCGCCCGTTCTGGGCGAACCAGCGCGGCGGGTCGTTGGCCCGGGCGAGGCACGCCAAGGCGTCGTCGAGCACGTCCCTGGCCTGCCTTCCGGCCGTCTCCACGTTCGGCAACCCCGCATCGGGCCCGTCCAGGAAGAGCACGGCCTTCGGCGCGGGCGCCGGGCCGGGGCCGAGCGCCCGCGCCGCCGCCTTGAAGTCCCCATTGTGCTCGAGCCTGGCGTAAAGCCCGAAGGCGTCGTACCGCCCCGGCGGCAAGCCGGGCCACTCCGTCGTGTGGACGTGGACGAGGCCGCCGCCGCCGAGGCCCACCGTCGCCGATACCCCCCGGGGTTTACCGGGCCGCGTATAGTAGCGGAGCCCGCCCGCTTCGCGGAAAAGCGTCCCACCGGCCAGTTCCAACAGTCGGCCGGGGTCGTTCTCGGCGTTGTAGCGGTCGCCGGGCCGACCGCCCAGGGTATCGGCGGTCTCCGGCGCCGGGAACGAGCCCGGGTCGAGCCAGGCCCCGTCCCGCGCCAGGGACGATCCCCCCGCGCCCGGCGGGCAGGACGGCAGGTAGTACAGCCGGGCCGGGTCGGTGTGGGGCTCGGCCAGGCCGCACCCAAGGGCCTCGGTCGCCCTGGCGCACCAGTCCGGCCACTCGGAGGCCGGGACGGGCCTTGCGAGCGGGAAGACCGCCCGCCACCGCGGCGACTCCGGCGAGCTCCTCCATGTCGTGTGGAGCGCGTAGGCCAGCCCTTGCTCGTCCCACAGGTCGGCCAGGTCCTCCCAGGCGTGGCCGCCGTCGAAGTCGAGGCACAGGCAGGAGAGGCTCAGGACGGCCTTGTTGCCGCGCTTGGCCCCCGCCGGGTATTCTGTGGGGCTCCAGCACGGCCCTGTCTTCGGCCCTTCCCGGAACGAGGCCAAGGCCTCCCGCAGGTCGGCGAACGACGGCGACCAGTCTTTCGGGAAGGCGTCGCGCTCAGACTCGAACTTGCTCGCCCTCAGGCGCAAGGGCCACCTCCGCTTCCTTGTGCTCCCAGCGCCCGGAGGCGCCTTTGCGCCAGCCGACGACGACGGCCCTCCAGCCCGACCGCGCCGCTTCGCGCAACAGGCCCGACCCCGCCATTTTCTTGGCCCTCGAGGCCGTGTTGTCCCAGCTCGTCGCTTGGAGCGCGACGGTCTCGCCGTGTCCGACCGCCAGGCCGTCCACGCAGCCGAACAGGTCGCGCTTCCGCTTCAGGGCGGGGTCGTAGGTCTCGGTCCGTTCGACCAGGTACCCGCGGGACTTGTAAAGGTCGAGCGTCTTCCTCAAGAGGTCCGGCGGCTCCGACTTTCCGGCCGCCCTCCTCGCCTCTTTCCGCTCGCGCCGCTCGCGCGAGAGCCGCTGGCCCGCGGTCTCGCCGCGGGCCGCGTGCTCCCAAAAGGCCTTTTCGATCCTTTCGATGTAGCGGCGGGCCAGGCCCGGCCCGTCGTCCTCGACCGGGGCGAACACCCCGTCCAGCCGGGCCGGGCCGTCGCTCACTCTTTCTGCTCCAGGACGGTCGCCACGATCGCGGCCACGACGTCCTCCGTCGGCGCACCGAAGCGCTCGTGGACGAGCTCCGGCACGAGCTCCTCCTCGACGAGGAGCCGCGCGACCGCGGCCGCGGTCGTCGCGGGGTCGCCGAACCGGCAGTGCCGGGCCTGGGCGAGGAGGGGGGCGGGCAAGGTCACGCGAAAGCCCCCTGGGCCGGGGCGTCGGCCGCGAACGGGTCGTGCTCCGCCTCTGGGAGCCACGCCGGGCGCGAGGACGCCTTGGACAGCTGTCCGAACGCGGCCTCCCAGACCTCTTCCGGCACGTCCTCGGGCCGCGCGTGCTCGCGCCCGGTGCCCTTGGCGATCTGGGCCTTCCACGCGGCCCAGGCGTCGTCCGGCGCGGCCCAGCCGCGCTCCGCCAGGAGGCCAGTGAGCTTGTCGAGGGCCGAAGGGGCTTTCGCGGCCTCCTCCTGCGCCACCCAGGCCGGGTGCTGGCGGAGCTCCTCCATCAGCGAGTCGAGGTACTCCTCGTCGAACCCGCCCGCGCGGTCCCGCCTGGCGGTCGGGCTCGGCTTGAACGTCACCGGGTCGATGTGGCTGACCCGGGCGTATGTGCTGTAGGAACCGAACTTGTTCTTCGTCCTGCCTTGCGCGGCCTCGATCTGGACGAGCTGCCCCTTGGCGCAGTCGAGCAGGGCCTCGGCGAGGCTCACGCAGGAGCTGAGGGTCGGCTTGCCGGTCGTCGGCTGGATCAGGGGCGTGGTGACGGTCTGCCGGCCGTCCCGGCACTCCAGGGTGACGGCGAGCTTGCCATAGGCCCGCCCGTCGTCGGTCGTCCCGTAGCGCTCGGTGATGGAGACGAGGCGGCCGAGCAGCGCCTTGCGCTCCTCGGTGCTGCCCTCCTGGCCGCGCTGGATCTTGCCTTGGCTGACGCGCCAAGAGCGACCGCCGCCGGTCTCGACGTGGTCGGGAATGTTGTCAGTGTGGTTTTCAGTGCTCATGTGCTGCTTCTTTGTTGTTCTGCGGTCACAGCCCCGGCCACGAGGGCCGGGGCCGTCCTAGTCAAGCGGGGTTTAAGCCCCGCCGTTGTCGGTGCCCGTGGGAGCCTCGGCGGGCTCGGGCGCGGCGGTCGCGGTGCCGCCCTGTTCGTCGTCATGCATGTTCTTCATGTGTTGTTGTCTCCTCCCCCGCACGGGCCGGGGGAAACCGTGAAAAGTGCCGGGCGGAATGAAGAGCCAAAGGCGCCGCCCGGCGAGTGGTCGTCTGCAGGTCTGACGCCTGCGTTTGTCGCTACGAGAGGTAGGAAGCAAGTCGGATCTGGTGCGTGACAGGCGGCAAGGCCACCGGGTCGACGGGGTTGGCCCCAGGCGTGGCGCCAACGGCCAACAACGCATGGCGGAGGCTAGAGCAATAGCCAGACGCCGTCAGTTGGGCGATGCCGCTTGGATCGGCGGCGATGCCGACTCTGCCGCCTTCTGTGTCGACCCATATGGACAGTCGGCCGCCCGGACGCAGCTGGGCCATGCCGATCGCAGCTTTGTTGAACCGCAGCGACTTTTCGGTCAAAACGACCGCGGGGCGCCTTGTGCGACAGCACGAAGCGGGAGGTACGAAAACCTTAAACTCGCCCATCGTCGCCCCCATCCTGGCCATGCCCGCGCGGCTCGCCGAGCGCTTCCGCCATTCGGAGATATTTGTATACTGTAGGCACGCTGACGTCCATCAGCGCCGCCAGCTTGCTCTTCGCCAACCCAGTCTGCGCGAGCTCGCGCAGCCGCCTCGCCTCTTCCGGCCCGAACGCCGGTCTGCCTGCCTTGGCCATAAGACCAGTATAACGGCGGGCTGTAATTTTTGTCAAGACTGTGCCACAATGAATTTGAAAAAATGCTACTCGTGCCGACCGGGGACATCGGACGCCGCGTGCGCCAAGTCAGGCTTTCGGTCAAGCCTGTCGCTCCGAAACAACAATGGCTCGCCGAGCAGCTCGGCGTGTCGCAGGCGGTCGTCTCGAACTGGGAGCGCGGCCGCCACGACCCGTCTCCTCACCACGTGTCTAAGATCGCGCAGGTGCTGGGCGTCGATCCCGGCTTCTTGACGGGTGGATCGACGGTGCGCGCGACGCTTGGGTCGCCGACGATCCCCGTCGGGTTTCCTATGGCCAGGATCAGGCACGCCGGGACCGTGCCGGCCGGCGACTGGGGCGACCCGCTCGCCTCCGAAGACTTCGTCGAGGTCGACGTCAGGTTCGACCACCCTCGCCGTTTCGCCGCGACGGTGGTCGGGGACTCTTGCTGGCCGGCGCTTCGGCAGGGCGACCTAACCGTCTGGCACTCAGACCCGGCCCCGCCGTACAACCTGATCGTCCTTGCCCAACGGGTGGGCGACCATGGGTGCACGGTCAAAGAGCTCGTCTGGGACCCGGGGGCCAACCGTCCTGTGCTCGCGCCGGTGAACCCGGCCTATGGCCAGACCGATGACGGCGATGGATGGGCCGTCACAGCCAGACTAGTGGCAGTGGTGCGGCGACAAGACGGCGTCGAGCAGACTTGGTACTCGCCCGAAGGGCTCAGAGTGAAGTACCTCGCAGGGGCCGAAGCCGCGAAAGACCCCGACGGGGCGGCGTCGCTGTTGCTTCAAGCTATCGGCGATTCGTGGGACGTGAAGTACACCGAAGAGGGCAAGGCGGCGAACGAAGCGATCATCGACCACGTTGAGCTACCTTCCGGCGTCGAGGCTCATATCCTCGGCCGGCAAGTTCCGAACGACCTACCCGAAGGCGTTCTTGGAATCGAACGGAAGGCACCCGAAGACCCACTTGGAAAGTTCTATGTCTCGCACAAGTGACCCGATGGGCATGGCCGCCACGGCCATCACGTTCCTCACCGAAATCGGCCTCGGGTGGCCGGGTGTGGGGAAGCTCGTGGAACTCTTGGTCGATCAGAAGCCGGGAAAGATCGGATACGCCCCGGGCGCGGGGGCCTCGCCGATCTTGACGGAAGCCTTCGGGACGAAGGAACTCGGGGAAGAACGCTTCTCGCTTCGATTCGATTGGACCATCGGCGAGGTGTTCGCCACTCGCGGCCCCAGTGATCAGCGGATTCTCTACCCGCCGATGATGGAAATGGCCACGGGGAACACGATGAGGGAACTCGTCGAGGCGATCAACACCAAGAAGGGCGAGCCGTGGATCGTCATGAGGTCCGCGAACTTCTTCTTCGACCTCTTTCCACCGGATGAGATTGGGCGCGTGAAGCTCGAAGCGTTCCACCGGATCGACCCTTCCGAATGGTGGACCGACCAAGGCGTGAGCGACGAGGCGGTGACACGAATGAGGCCAGGCGGCGCGATCTGGCGGGACATGACCGAGGACGTGGCCGGGCGATTCCAGTGGGTCCTCTTGGGGGTCGAATGAATCCAGGCGAGCTTCCCATCGTGAAGGTTGGTGATCCGGTGAATGTCGGCGGATGGCTCTTCTACAAGACCGAGCCGATGGTCGAGTTCAATCTGGCCGGTGGAATCTTCGTCGAGGGGCCGGGGGCTGATTGGCTGATCGCCCCGTGGGGAAAAGAAGAGTCCGAACTTTGGGTGTTTATGCGCGGAAACGACGGCAAGAGTAACCCGGGATGGCGATCCATCCGCAAGGTTGAACCGTACCTTGAACCCACGTCGAAGTCGAACCAAAACGACAAGATATACGCCGCCGTTTGGAACCACCTTCACTTAGGGGTTCCGCTGTGATCATTTCCTTCGCGTGGACCACGCCCGCCGTGGTGATCGACGAAAAGACCGTCACGCGCCGGGACTGGAAACCGATCACCATCGCCCAGTTCCAAGGGGCGGCCAGGACGGGCGAACTCGTCGAAGCGTGGGACAAAAGCCCCCGGTTCGGCGGGAAGCGGTTCGGAACGGTTCGGATCGTCGAGGTGATCGCCGAAGAGGATTCGCGCACGATCCCCGAAACCGCTTGGGAGGAAGAAGGCTTCCACGTTCTCACGCCACTCGGGGCCAAGATCGGCAAGAGCACGGCCCGCGACGTTTGGCTTTTCTGGCTTCACGAGAACGATCAGCCGCAAACGGTGGTGAGATTCGAGCTTGTGGAACTGAACGACTACGGGCGCGAGCTTGAGCGTTCGGCGCGGGCCGCGCTCGAGGCGTCGGGCGGCGTGATGATCCCTCTTCACGAAGCCCTATGACGCACACTTACGGCCTCAAGATCACGAAGGCCGACTCGAAAGGCGGGGTGAGGTATCAGCTTGGCCCCGCCTTCAAGGTGTCGGACGACGATCCCGAAACATACGCCCGGTCGATGATCGAAGCGAACATGCACCCGCTTGGCGCGATCATCGAGCGCGTGCAGGGGGCCACGATCCGCGAGACTCTTGGGCTCGAGGGCGGCGTGATCCTTCGCTTCCATGCTCGAGGGGCGAGCGCGAGCCGACGTAGGTTCTGAGCCGATCCGAAGTTTCTCGGGGCGTCTTGCCGCTGTGGGCCGATTTGCGGCGCGTTCCCGCCAAACTGCTCTCTTATGCCCTGAGTCACCTCTTCCGGACGTGGCGTGCCGTCTGGCGGGGCGGCGGCGGGCCTTCTCATCGTGTCGCCATACCGAAGGGCACACTCTACGGCCAATGCGCGGGCGATCACCACGTCGTCGTTCGGCTCGCTATAGCAAGGCTCGAGTTCCATGCCAGGCCTTGGAATCCTGTGACCTGGAGGGGAGCGATCGCAGGATGGCTCTTCCTCGACTTTCTGCCAAGGGTCGAGGAAGAGCCGCGCGTGCCGACCCCCGAGCGGGCCGCGCATGAGGTCTGTGAGACCTCGCGCCTAGCGCAGACCTGAAGGCGGACCTATCTGACGCAGGTCAGACCAAGGAACAAGACCGCCGCCGCGGCCAACAGCCAGACGGCGGCGGCCCACACCCGTCTCGCCGCTTCCACGCGCAGTTCGAAAGGCGTCTTCTCGCTGGACATGGCCGATTATGCGTAAACAAGCGCCCCGCCCGCCGCCAAGAATTTTGAAAAATATACCTGCCATGTCTTGACAAAATTATAGCTCATGCCATATCATCTCCCCGAGGCCGCCTACGGTGGCCGAAGGGAAACATGAGCAACGCTGACAACCGCACTGCCGCCCGGAGCGCGATCTCGCGCCGAAGGTATCAAGTCGTCTTTCCAAACCCGGCAGGACCGCTCACTGTCACTCGCACCAATTCGCGTGAACGGGCGAAGAGCTACGCGCGCGCGCTGAAAGGGTTCGTCCGCGACACCCTCACGGACGAGGTCTTCTGCCCGCCCATCAACGCGTGGGCAAGCGAGGAGACGCTCGCAGAGCCAGCCATGAGAAGGCTGATCGACGCTGTC